TTATTTTTTACCGCCTAGAGCCTTTGGCATTCTGACATTCACAATCTCGTCCAAGATCTCTAAGAGCTTCAGCATCTTCGCCAGATTTTCGTCTCCCATGTAGGCGCAAATGGCTTGAGACAGGGCTAATATTGATGCGTCAGCCGGTAGGTCCTTATCAATCGATCGACATGCCTTCCGCAGGCCCTCCATACAGGCGCGCACTTGTTTGCCATCATTGTGGGCGACGGCGTTCCTGAGATCATTAAAGCGGATGAGTGCTACCGTGAGCTTATCAGCACTTGCGGGCTTGCCTAGCCATGCGGCGCCCAGCACAGAAACCTTATGCTGGAAGCCCAGTCGCCCTCTGCCCTCAGTGATTTTTTCGGCAAACGGAAGTAGCTTCTTCAGCACCGCATCTACTTCCAACTCCAGAGCGGCGTGATAGGTGAGCACCTCGACCGCGAAGGTGTTCAACGCGTTTCCTGCCTCCGCAAGCCGTAGGATGCCCGCTAGAGAATCGTAGTCGACCTGCGCCACGCTATCGCGCCCCGTTGTCGAGTTGGTGCGCTAGTTCCATTTCTAGCTGCTCCTCCGGTTCCAGCGGCTTCATAACGTTCCGGTAGGCTCTCTGCATCAACCGAGGCGCTTCGTCATGATCAGATGCGTGGATCATTGTGAACATATGTTTGCCGCTCTGGCCCTCATGCTCGTAGATGGGAAATGAGTAAACGTTCCGATACCCAAGTTCATTCTTGAAACGGTCTTCGAAAGCCATTTGAAGCGGAGTTGCGCCGAGCTTCTGCAGCTTCGTCCAGTCCTTCCGGCCCCACCATTTCTCCGGAATGTCGGTGTTACGAGTGAAACCTGAGAGCCCACGAGCTAGCCAGCCAACTCCAAGGAAGTAAAAGATCTCGATTTTGTTGTGCCCTGGACCTTTGTGCCGAGCGAGCTTCTGAAGCGTCGCCCATTCACATTCACACATGTACTGGTCAACAAGACAGAAGGTGGCAGTCTTATCTGTGATGATCCCGCTCGATAAAATACCATCGATGCTTTGATTGAAGTCACCGATCAGCACCTGATATTTTCGGGCCGGTTTGGAAGGAGGCTGCTGACTCTGGAGGTCTGTGAGATACTTGGCGCGATCTACCTCCAATTCGCACCAGAAAAACTGTCGGAGGAATTTGGGCTCGCTCTCAACAACAAGTTTGGCAGCCCAGCTATCAGGGTTGTCGGGATCTTTTGGGGCTGCGAACCCGTCGATGTATGCGCCGTGTTTGGTAATAAAAACGAAATACCGGAGATATCTTGCTATTAGCTGGGCCTTATTCTCGGTCCAGACTTTATGTTCGGCGTCCCGCCTCATCTTCAGAGGGGAACGTTGCTCGCCTAGGTTCGAGAATAGTTCGGGATGTTTGGCCATGCTTCATGGCATGGCATAGGGACCGATTCGTCAAGCGGCATTGGATGCGGAAACGGAGCGGTTAACCGGGAATTCCCGGATAAGTTCGCCGTCTACCAAACCACCGCCCTTGCCGTAAGGATCCTGTACTTTGGCTGAAGCGATGTCCAGGCCAAGCTCCTGGACGAGCGGGTTGTTTCCATACGCTCCCCACTGCTTGTGCAGAATTGGAATGCCATGACGTCTGCAGTCGGTGATAATGTCCCTGGCCCACTGGCTGATCATCGGCCGTGAACCATGCCCGCTCTCGCCGCCGCTGATCAACCAGTTTGGCTTTGGGTCCGCTTCGCTGAGACGAAGCGGTCCAATTGCAGGCTCATATGAAACAAACCAGACGGTAGCTGGGATCTCTCTGATGAACCGCTTGCGCTGATCGAAGCGAACCTGATCCTCTGCTGTGAAACCCAGCCAGACATTATGGTATCCTTGGTTCCCCCAATCCGGGGGAAGCATTTTTCGGATGTTCTGAGGTCTCTTTGTGAGGAGTTGCCAATCCAAAGCGGGCGTCTGCCGTATCACGTCGAAGAGATCTGTTCGCCACGCGGGATCGGCCTGGTTGTCGAAAACATCAGCGAGTGAAGCGCAGAACACCCGCTGGCGTCTGCCATTCAGAGCAGCGAACTGAGCGGCTTTCGCTTGCCAGATATGAGGAGCCTTCCAATAACTCTCGGTCGTCCTCTTTCGTGGCGAGTTGCCCCATTTAACGTGTCCCGATCGCTTGGACCATGCTTCAGCGTAACAATTGTCGCAGCCGGGACTGATGTTCGTGCAACCTGTCCAAGGGTTGAAAGTGTGGTCTGTCCACTCGATCGCGGAATTCATTGCCATTGGTTGCTGCCTCCGCAAATCACCTGCTCGTAAGGTACAATCATCCTTTGTTCTCACCAAACGGTAAACCTTTCGCTCAAAAGGAACCGCAGATAATTACCTCCTTCACTTCTTTGCCATGGCCGCCGCCGGCAATAGAATAGGTGCAGTCGACCTCCTCGATCTCAAACCCTGAGAAGGTTTCGAAGACACCCTGGACGGCGTTCAAAGACAGGATGAAACGACCTTTGATCCGGCGGAGCACCTCAGCCATCTCAGCGAAGTCTGCCTGGCTGAATACCGCTTTTCCATAGTCGTCCTCGCTGCCCCAGTAGGGTGGATCGAGGTAGAAGAGCGTGCTCGGCCGATCGTAGCGCTCGATGAAGGCTCGCCACGGCAGGTTCTCAATGACGACACCTGCCATGCGCTCGTGGATCTCTTCGAGCTGCGGTGCAAGTTTCATCAGATTGAAGCGTCCGCCGAGCATCGAAACGCCGAAGGTCTGACCTCGCACCTTACCTCCGAAGGTCAGACGCTGAAGGTAGAGGAAGCGCGCGGCGCGCTCCAGGTCGGTGAGCGTTGAGGCATCAGTGCGTGCCAGCCGATCGAACTCGCGTCTGGAGGTGATCTGGAAACGGAGCGTGTCCAGGAACTGCGGATAGTGCCGCTGCAGGATGCGGAAGAGGTTGGCGACATCGCCGTTGATGTCGTTGATCACTTCCATCCTCGGCTGCTGGTCACGGCGCAGGAAAACGCCGCCCATGCCGACAAAGGGTTCTGCGTAGGCGTCGTGCGGGATCTGATTGATCCGCCGGATGACCTTCTTAGAGAGGATGCGTTTGCCGCCTATGTATGGCGCGGCGGGATTGGTCGGCTCGATCGGCCGGAAATTCACCATGTCAAAAAGCTCACGACTCAGTCACACAAGCCCGGCCCTGCAGGGTACGGGTGCGACGGTTGTGCAAACTTGCTGTCGGACGGGTCTGGTCGCCAAACTGAGGCCCGTCGCTTGGGTGTTTCTGCACCCTGGCCGCCCGGTTTAACCGGGCGGGAATTACATGCTATTGGACCCCTGCTTCTTGTTCGCCAGTTCGATCGTCATCAACCAGCCGCCTGCCTCGTCGAAGCTCCATTCGTGCTGGATCGACGACGCGACCAGGTCGAGGCCGTCCCGGCTGGCGCCAAACCCTGACAGGTTCACAGGCGCTCCTGCCATCGCCCCGTCGCTGCCCTCCATCGTGACGCTGCCCGAGATCGTGCCTCGTCCGAGTTCGCCGGCCTGGGCTTTGCTGGCGTGACCGGCTTCCTCGGCCGAGCGTGCTGGATGTAACCCGAGGAAGCGAGACAGGTCGCCAATGCTGGCCGCCTTTGAGAGCTTCTGAACGCCATCCATCGGATCGAAATACGGTGCCTCGACATCCTTGAACTTGCCGCGACCTTCCGACGAGATCTCGAACGAGATGACCTGGTCGAAGGTGACAGCGATCGCCGGCAGTTCCAGACCAGAAGCGCTCTTTCCGCCGCTCCGCTTGGGCATCAGCATCTTTCCGCCCGCCAGCTTGAGCGTTCCGCCAAACTCCTCGGCCATCTCTTTGACGAAGCCGACGGCCGATTGATTGTACCGAAGCCGGTACGGGATCTCGATCGACGCGATCTCCGGGTCTACGATCGCGGTCTTTCCCGTCTTCGACGCGACCTGGTTGACGATCTCACCGACCGTCGTCTTCTCGAAATGTTCGGTATCGGAGGCCTTGTCCGCATCGACAAAGTCCGCCGATCGGGCGATGATCTTCATCAGATAGCCGCTCTCTGCATCACCTGTGAGGCTGTCGCTTTGATAGGTGAACTGCCCGCCGTTTCGCAGCGGCCCGCCCTCCCAGCCATAGAACAGCTGATAGCGAGTGCCTTCTGCAGGGCTGGCAGGGAACGGAGCGGACACCGCGAACTCAATTTCGAGATCATCAGCGTCACCGCCGTCGTTGTCGGTGAAAGAGACTTGGGTCAAGGATTGAAGCCAACCTGGAATAAGGTCGGTTCCACCTTGCCCGATGATGCGGACGGCCGGCTTCTTCACGATGTCACTCCCAAGCCAGCGTGAACGTCTCGGCCGGCGCCGGTGCGAAATCCTCGGGGATCTGGATCACGGTGTCAGCTTCCACCACACCGGAGAAAGCGATCGCCGCCAGACCGGGGTTTGCTTGCAGGATGGCATCAACCGCGCCCTGCTGCTCTGTCTGGAGTGTCTTGCGGGCGATGCGATCGAGGCGCTCGCCGCCATAGGAGACGGTATAGGCGGTCAAAGCAGCCCTCCAATGCCGGTGATCAGGTTTCGGGCAAAGCCGCCCAGGGACGCGGGCAGCATGATCAGCCCGATCGTGACCTCGACCTCGCGGCCGACGCCGTCGAACGGATGCAGGCGCTCCTCGTCACTTTCGAGGCTCTCGATGACGCAAAGCCCGCTGGCTTCGCCGAGGTAGTTTCCACGCAACCGGATGAAGGGAACGGCCGCCTGCGATCGATGGTGAGCCTTCAGGATCGCGTAAGCGTCCAGGCCGCCGAACACATGTGGCAGGGTCTTCGCCTCAATCGTCACCGTCTCGGCGCCGGCGCCGGTCTTCTGGTAGGTCATGCCGGCGGCAATCGGGTGAGCGGGGAAACGGACTTCGCTCGAATAGGAAAGCCGCTGCGGGTTAAGGCCGATCGTGTAGAGAATGGCGCCGCCGATCGACAGCAAGGCGCCATTGGGCTGAAAGACGCTCATGCTGGCCTGCTCCCCAGATCGTCGTAGGCGCCGGCCATAGCGAGGCGGATTGCTCGGCCCTGTTCGCGCCGTGCCCTGATGGCCGCCATCTTCGAGTTCGGCGAGCTGATGTATTGGGTCACTTTGCTGTTGGAGACCGGCGCGATCGACGATTGCTTTTCGCCCCCGGCTGTTGGCGTGGCGGACGGCGGCACGAAATTGGGCGATATCGTCGGGCTGACCGTGAAGCCGAGCCAGGCCTTGATGCGCTCAGCGATGCCCTGTGCCTCCGCTTCAGCCTTCCCACCTTCGACCTTCAGCTGTTCGATATAACCGTCCATTGATGTGGCGGCCGCTCCGGACATGTCCTTGCCGAGCTGCTGCTCGATCGGCCGTGAAGTCGGAATGGGTATCTTGCCCGTACTTTTGCCCAGGTCACCGCTGTCGGTCTCGGGCTGGACGTCTTTGGCCCGGGCGGCGCGGGCGTTCTCGATGATTGCCGCCTCCTCCTCCAGGAGCGTTTGGATCTCGGCTTTCAGACGTGCAATCGCCGGACCGAGAGCGGCCCCACCATCGGCAGAGTCCTTCTGGCTACCCTGCAGGCGCAGAACCTCATTTTCCATCTGCAGGCGCTGTGCGGCCGCTTCCCTCAGGCGCTCGGGCTCCTCCTCGATCGTCCGTTGCCGATCGAATTCAGGGCTGATCAGCCGGACCGCACGGTCGGCGTAGGGCGACGTTACGCGATCGTATACCTCGCCGGCCTTGACGCCGGTTGCCTCCAATGCGGCACCTCGCCGGGCGGCCTGCTCATATGGCGTCTTCGCCGCATTCTTTGCGTCCGCGTCGACGCCGCCCGCGCTTTCGTGAAGGATCTTAGACAGGAACTCCTCGAACATCGGCCGGTTATCCAGGAGTGGCTTCAATGCTTGGAATGCCTGCTGATCGCCAAACAGCTCATTGATCCGGAACTCGTCTCCCTTGGTCGATTTCATCACCTCGTCGAGGACAGCCATGGGGTAAGACTTGCCCTCCTTTTCGGCCTGCTTTTTAACCTTCTCCAGATCGATGCCTTTTTTGTCGAAGTTCTGAACGGTCTCCCGTGCAGAGAGCTTCGAAAGCCAGTTTCTGAGGTTGGTCGCGGCCTCATCCTCGCTCCCGGAAGTAGTCCGAGCCACCTGGCTCATGGCGATCAATTCGGCCCAGCCGTTCAAGCCCGTTCGCCCAGCACCGGCCATATATGCGCCGAGTGAGGGAAAGTTCTTGGCCATTGCGCCGACTTCGAAGCTTCCCAACTTGGCGCCCTTCGCCATCATGTCGAGTGCCGCCGGAACCTCGTTGTCACGGATCTTCAGGTTCTGTTTCGCCGCAATCATCGCGTCTGCGATGGTTTCACCCTCGGTGCGGTAGGTCATCGCCGCTTTCATCGTCGGATCGAGGATCGCCTCCTGGCTCTGCAGGCCGATACCGGAGGCGGCGTAACGCTGTCGGGCTGAATTGACCTCGGCTTGTGGCTTTCCATAGCGGATGCCGAGCCGTTCGTTCGACTCCGAGATCTTGGCAACAGTTTCGGGACTTGCCATCTCCAAGGTGATCGCGACGTCAGTTGCCGCTCGGTTCAGCTCGCGGAACTTGTCGCTCGCGCGCTCCAGGCCGCGCACGATATTGTCGACGGATGCGAAAGCGACAAGCGCCCCGAATGCGCCCGCCGCGCTCGATTGGAGCAGCCCCATCGTCGCGTTGAGGGCACCCGCCGGCCTCTCCATCTCTTTCAGAGGCGACGTTTTGAGACGGCTAAGGTTGGAGGCTTCACGGCGAAGCGCAGACAGATCTCGATGGGCGGTTCTGCTTGTGGCGCCGAGCTGCTTGATCTCCCGATCGAGATGGCCCGTGCTGGCGGAATTGAGCTGCCGCGCCTCCCGGCCCAGCCGGCTGATCGCCTGTTCGCCGCGGCCTGCCTCGCGCCGGACGTCCGCGAGCTTCCGGTCGAGGCTGCCGGCGTTGGTGTGGCCAAGCTGGTCAGCGGCTTTCTTGATGTCCTTCAGGTCGCGTTCGGCCTGTTCGGCATTGCGCTTCTGGTAGTCCAGGCGGAGCCGGAGGCCGACATCGAAATTGCTCATTTAGCGCCCCTGGTCAGGCCGGCATACAGCATGCCGTAGGTTTCAGCATGGATGCGGCGCGCTTCTTCGTTCTCAAGCAGAAGCTCGTCCCACCACATGCTCATCTCTGGTCGGTAGTGGAGGTAGGCCTTGATGTTGGCGACGTAGCTTCGCCACCTGCGGAGGTCTCCCCTGATGCGGGAACCACCTTCAGCCTGCGGGGCAAAAAATCGTAGCAGGCTCCCGTCACGGCCACCGCGTCGTCATCGTCCATGCCTCTAAGGACGGCCGGCGAAAGGCCGGTCATCATTCCGTAGATGTCGAACAGCGTGAAATCTGCCGATGCGAACACGCGGTCGACGTCCCCAAGCGTCAGGCGACGAACGCGAACCCGCTCGACCTCGGCACCGTCGAGATGAAATGAAAACTGCAGGGGAACGATCTTTTCCCGCGTCTCCGCCGAAAACTGGAGTACCTGTTCTGGCCGTCCAGCTTTTGCTTCCACTTCTGGCGCTGCAGCCGGGGCAACTGCCGGGACTGCCGGCGCATTGTTCAGCTCGCCCCACAATTCAGGCGGGGGCAGCGGGATCACCTCGACCTTCATGTCGGTTGGATCGTCCTTGGACATCGGTGTCTTAACCTGGGCAGTAATCATGCTTCAAAGCCTCCTCAAAGAAATGGCCGGCCGCCCTCGTGACGACCGGCCTTCGCCGCGCTCCTGGATGCGGATCAGGCCGCGATGATGCGATTATGTTCGGCGGTGTAGTTCACGCCGTCGATGATCAGCTCGTTGTTCTGGACGTCGAACTTGTGGACCGTCCGGCCGTTGAACAGGTCGTGGTAGAGGACGATCGAGGACCAGCGCAGGCGGGTTGCGCCGGAGCTTTTCATGCCCTTGACGCCGCCCTGTTCGAAGCCGTTGAGCAGGCCCTTAATGAAGACGATGCGGCCCGTCAGCTGCGGCGCGCCGGCCGCCGCAACTTCGCCGGTGGTGCTTGCCGGGAAGACGTTGAGCAGGCTCTCGTAGTAGCGCAGTTCGGTCCAGTCGCCCGGCTCGCGGCCGAACCGGCTCTTCAGATCCTCATGCACACCGTTGACGGTCATCTCGGCCGTCAGAGGCTGGATCTCAGCCGGCAGCTCGATGCCGAAGTAGCCGCCGCCCATGACCATGGAGATCATTTCGCGGGAAAGCGCCGGCAGCGTGGTTTCGTCGACGCGCTGGCGCTGGTTGGTCTGCTGGCAGTACCAGTTGGCACCTCGAATGATGCGGTCCATGTTGTTCTCCTTAGGCCGTTACACGGACGCCGTTGAGGCCGAGCTGGGAAAGCGAAGCGGCGATCGCCGCAGCAAGGACGTCGAAGGCTTCCGGCATTGGCTCGTCGTAGATCTGCAGATCGACGAGATCCGGGGTTTCGGCGAAGCGGGCTTTCACCCGCAGGGCGCCGGCTTCGAGGATCGAGGCCGGGTTCATCGACTTCGACCACACCAGCTCGTAATCGATCAAAGCCTTCAGTGTCTTCAGATCCGAGAGGAACTGGTCGCAGGCGCGATAAATCAGCGAGACGACGTCCGGATGGATGTCCTCGGAGAGATACTGGCGCAACGGGCGAAGCATGGCCTTTTCGATGGCGCGGCGGGTGCGGATCTTCTTGATCGACCGCCAGCTGGCAACGGTCGGGTCGGTCGCCGTGGTGAACGGCGCCCAGAGCAGCTTGCCTTCAATGACGGTGCCGACGCCTGCCTGGTTGAGGAAGTTGGCGTCGGACGTGATCTCGCCATCGGTATAGCCGACCGGAACCGAGGGTCCGAGAATGCCCTGCAGGGGACGGTTCCAGAACGCCTTGTAAGGGTTGCCGACTTCCTTGTCGCGGCGGACCATGGCTGCGGCGAAGTGAGCCGAGATCGGCCGCGTGACATTGCCAGCGCCGAGGTTGACAACTGCTTGCGGATAGCAGGCGACGACGTTTAGCGCGGTCGCGAAGTCATCCGCCCAGGTCGCAGCGGCTTCCCGGTTGGTGACGGGAGTGTCGGCAAAGACAATGCAGTCGATCAGCTTGCCGGCGACGACAGAAGCGGCCGTGGCGACGGCATTCGCGACGTTGCCCGTGCGGTCGGCCATATAGCCAGGTGCGATGATGCTGCCGAGTTCAAGGCCGATATGCGCTTTCGATTCCAGGAGCGCGTAAATGCCCGTCTTGGCGCCGGCCGAGCCGACGATATTGTTGATCTCGGCCGCCAGCTTGTCGGCCGGCACGGAGGCCGCCGAATGCGCCACGCGGACGAAGGCGAGATCAGCAACGATGCCTTCGGATTTGATCTGCGAGACCGTGTCGAGGGCGAGACCGGCACCGAGCTTCGTCAGCTGGTCGGTGTCCTCGGTCGAAAGCCGGACCGGCTCGTTGAGCGGAAACGCGGTATTGTCGGCAAGCGGCGCAGGAAGCACCATGCCGATGACGGTGCTGTCGCGCGTATCGATTTTGGCGACGGTCGATCGCAGATCCGAGAAGACGCGAACGCCGACGAAATCAGTAGTGCCAGCCATGAAAGAGCCATCCCCTGGGCAAGTGCATATTCCGGGGTCAAGCTACATGCGCGCGCAAAAAAGCCGGGGCTGACAGCTGTCAGCCCCGGCTTTTGATCTGCCATCACGGTATCAGGTGGCGGCTGGCCAGTAAACCGGATTGGTGGCGAAGTCGGCAGGGATAGGGTCCATGCTCTTCAGATCGCTGGTAGCGAAGATATGGCTCGCTTTGTGAGCCAAGGCCGCGTAGCCGAAACGAAGCACGGTCTGGGCATCCATCGGAACGCGGGAATTGTCCGACGCGATCCATTCGAATACTTCCGGCCCAGCGGGATCGAGAAGCTTCCGCCAAGCGAAATTTCCGGCCTGAGCGCCAAACAACATCATCGCATCCGACGCGGCCTTGTGCGCGCCCATGATGTTTTCGCGTGCCTCTTTGTCGGACTGGTACAGAACACCGTCGAAGACGAAACCGGCGGTGATACGCCGGTCGCGCTCGGCGTCGACGTCTGCGCTGGCTGGAGAGGGGTCGAGGAACCGCGCCTGGTCGAAGCTCCACCGCTGCGAAGCGGAAAGCGGAGCAACCGGAACTGCGATAGCATTCCCTGGCGCAGGTCCCTCAAAAGCTCCAATCCACTCGCCGTCAAACGTTACGTAGAATTTCTCGCTCATGGCTTAGCCCTCAGCACGATCTTCCAGCTTGTCAGTGTCAACGTTATTGCCGCACCGGTACTGAGGTTGAACGTCAATCCGATCGCAGTATTGCCGATCCTGCCATATATGTTCGTGGCATCTGCCCATACCATCACGCCATACCCGGCAGTGGAGCCGATGTGGTTTGTCGTGACGCGGATCTCATTATCAACTTGGAAGTTGAACTCTTGGGACGTGCACACGGCGTAAGCTTCGTAGTACGTTGGCTTCACACCAAGATTATGAGGAGCTTGAATAAGCCCGCCGAGCGTAGGAGTGAGTGGGGTACTTGAGAACTTCCGCTCAAGTGCCGCAATCCTCGCCCGCGCGTCGGTGAGATCGTTGAGCACCTGCGCTGCCGCTAGTGTCCCCGCATCAACGGACGCGCCATAGGCCTTGATGTAGTAGGTGACCGTCATGTTGGCCACGCGGGTTTCAGATGCCGTGCGCGGCGCACCATTCGTCCCGTCATCAACCGGGATCGCTCTTGGTGAGGTGTCTGCGCGAAGGCCTGCGACAGACACGGCGCCACCGGTAACGTTCAGCAAGAAAGTACCGAGCTTAGCGGTGCTCGGGGCTGTCGGATCACCGAAGTTGTGCCCTTGAAAGGCGTCCGTCTGCACAGAGCCAAAGGTTCGCCCTGGATCGCGCGTCTGCCCCGCTGTCCATCCGCGCTTGAAAAGCGCATCACCGCTCGGCATGACAGGGTTGCCGGAGCCGTTCACGGCCCAGCCGTTGGCAAGGCCAAAGGCGCGCAATTGAGGATAGGCGTTGGTCACTTCGAGACCCGCCACGACTTTCAGAAAGCCCGGAATGGCCGTTGTACCATTGCCATAGACGTCGATGACCGTGCCGATCGGGATAGCGGTGAGCGCGTCGACTTCCGCTTTTGTGTAGACGTCGGTCTTTGCCGCCTTCTGACCCAGAAGGGTCATGATAGTAGTGGCGAAGTTCGGATCATTGCCGAGAGCGGTGGCCACCTCGGCAACGGTATCGAGCGTCGTTGGAGCCGCGCCGACCACTGCCGCGACTGCCGCGTTGACTACAGCCGCCAGGCCGACGATGTCGCCGGTGGCATGCTGATGCGGTCCAAGCGCGGCGATCGCCGAGGACGGCACCCATTGACCGCTGGCGTTCTTGACCAGGACGTAATTGTTCGCCGCGCCGTCAGCACCGCTCACGTCCGTCAGATCATCGAGCGAAAACGTCCGGTCGGCCGGCATCTTGGCAGCGAGCGCCTCCACCAGGCCGCCGATCGCGGACATGGCGTGTGTGTGGCTGACGTTCGCCTTCTGGGCGACCGCTTCCGCCAAAAGCCAGATCACCGTGTCGACGATGGTCCACGCCTGCTGCAGGCGGTAGAATTCATCGTCGACTTCGGCTTCCGGGTCTGGAAGCGGGATCTGGTAGTTCTCTGTAAAGGTCGCAACCATGTTGATCCTCAGAAGATGCCGGCGCCAAGATCGCCGATGATGAGCCGCGCCGCTGGCCCTCCGGTTCCGGTGATGCGGAGCTGCACAAGCGTCCCGGTCTGACCGGCGACCTCATGTTTCCGCTCGGTCCAGAGTGGGAAGGCCAAGGCCTCGGCGTTGACGAAGGGAAGGCTCGTCCAGGCGCCGCCATCCTTGCGATAGTGCATCGCGACCGACGCTCCGCCTGGGAGGAAAGCCTTGAAGTAGCTTGTGAGCCGGACGGCCGCGCCAAGCGTGAAGGCACGGGTGATGTAGGTCAGCGTCGTACCGATCTTGCCCGCAACCAGCTGAACTGGCGCGAACAGGATCGGCGAGAGCTTTTCAGTGCCGGTCAGGATGGCGCGCAGCTCCACCGTTTCGGTGATGAACTCGGTGAGCTGCAGCACCTGGTACGGCAGGAGGCGATAGATCGTGCCGTTGGTACGCTCGATCTCGAAGACAACCGAGCAACCAGGTCCGGGAAGTTCCACCGCCGCACGGACCTGCAGGTCGGATGTCTCCACCAGATCAAAGCTGCCCAGCTCCACCGTCTTAGTGGTAACGGGATATCGGGCGGCGACGATCCGGAAGGCAAGCGCCTCGTCCTGGTGAGCCGTCCAGGTGCGGGCGTTTACCGACGAGAAGCGCGGACCCGTCACGTAAGGGTGCGAGGTGACGAACTTCTGCAGCGTGGCGTCGAACCCGCCAAGCTTTGCAAACGAAACCGAATGATCGGCGTCATCCGTCTTGATGACGAACGCGTGCGCCCGGTCGGCCGGCGTCGTCAGGGGCAGATTGTAGCGAGCCGACTTCCAGCCGACGACAGCCCCGGCCATCGGCACGACCACCTCCGCAGCGACATTGCTGGTCGGATAACCGTTGCTGATCGAGACCTGGTCGACCAGCAAGTGGTTGGCTTGGTTGCCGACATGGCAGATGTGGAAATCGACACCGACGAGCTGCCGCATCTCCGGTACCGCAAACATCTGTGCCTGCGGATCGGAAGAGCCGCCAACGCCATCGGACGTGCTGTTTTCCCAGCCCGGGTTTCCCCGATCCTGCACCCACTGGACGAGCTGGGGCGCGGACCAGTTCTGGACCGTGGTCACCCGCCGCATCGTATCGATCTCGATGGTACCCTGGCCGGTGAACATGGCGTTGGCGTCAGTTCCGCCGACGCCTTTTGCGGTGACGATTTTGGTGCCGGCCGTCACGTTCACGGGAATATTGGACGTGCCGGTGATCTGCCCCTGTGCGTTGGCCGTCTGTATGCCGCCGGGTTTCACGCTGGTGCCATCAAAGGTTAGGGTCTGCAGGATCTCTCCGACGCCAAAGCCGCTGATGGTGAAGGCGACGGGAATCTGCCGAAGGAATTCCAGCTGCTCGACGCGATGGTCGACCAGTTGATTTTCGGAATTGACCGTCTGAAGCGGCCCACCATCGGTGCGGGTGCCACGATTGAACTCGATGGTCTGCGCCGAAAGCCAGTCGGTACGATCCTCGGTCCAGAAGTCGGCGGCCGGCGTCAGGCGCAGCGTCCCTGGCAGGGGATTGAAATTCTGATACGGGTTGATCTTTTCGCAGCCCGTCTTCAGGTCCTGAGTGACCAGGACTTCCTCAATCCAATCCAGCATGACCGGCGCGGTGAGCGTTGCCGTGAAGAAGGTCGGCGTGATGGCGAGCTGCAGCATGCCATTGCCGATGGCGCCTGTCTGCGCCTCGCCGGCATCGCGATAGCTGTCGTCGATGAACGGATCGACAAAGATACCTTTCTTGGCGACCGGCTCCCGGAAGTCGATATTGTTTTTGAGGCGCTCCAGCTGGAGGAGGCGCTCAAAATCGATGATCCGGTTATTGTAACGCCACTGCTCCTCAAAGGTCATCGACCGGACGCCGTCATTGATGACGACGGGCGGGGACATCCAATCATTGGAGATCTGGCAAAGCTTCAGGACATCGCTCGGCACGCCCGGCGGCAACGGGTTACGGAGCGCCGGCAGGCCTTTGATGTAGATCGGCGAACCATCCTGGCCGAGGCAAAGGCGGTCGATGCGCGGCAGCTTCTGCGTATAGGAGATGATGATGTCACCGCCTGCCACGCCGCCCGAGACGGTGACCGTTGTATCGGTATTGGCGGTCGCGGCCACCGCAGCCCGGTAACGATAGGTCACGTTGTAAGTGGAGCCGGCGGCCGGTTCGGCGCCAGCCGGCGCCCAATCGATCGCATTCGCAACCAGGTTATAGCTGGTCGCGGCAACATACGTGGTTCCGCCCTGGACGACAGCCGAAACCGAAATCACGCTGCTATCCGGCAGACCATCGGAGCCATTGGCAATAGCTCCACGCGTCAGGGTGACCGTCTTTTCCTTGGTCAACAGGATCGAGTTGATGACGCCGATCGGCGCCTGGTCGACCGGGAAAGTGAAGGAGGCCCCGCCGGTATAGGTGTGGGTTTCACCGGGGATGGCGAGTTCTTCCCAGGCTACGGATTGCGCATGCCTGAGAGCGGCAAGACGGGTGCGCTTGTAGCCATTGATGTTGGCTTCGCCTTGCTCGATCGAGAAATTCTGGAAGCCGCCGGTGACACTGATTGCCGTTACGCGGCAGCCCGAGACGATATAGTTTCCGTTCGGCCGGTCATAGGCGGCGATCGCCTGAAGGGCGGGCTCCAGAATGGATGGGCCGGTCTGGTCGAGAATGGTTCCGTCGAGCAGGGTATAGACGGAATAAAAGGCGCCTTCTCCGCCATCCCCTTCAAGCGCCCAGGAAATGCTTGCGGTCTCACGGGCAGCACCTGGCTCACCTTCGGCCAGAGAACCGGGGCTTATCCCCAGAAGAGCAGGATCGTCCTCGTGCGTCAGGTAGGAACGCACCAGCCGTACGCCGATCTCGACGCGGCCGGACATCGGCACGTCTTCCAGCACCGCCTCACCCACCGGGAACACATCACCGGAAACATAGATGCTACCGGACGCGAGCAGGACAGTTCCGACTTCGAGATCGACGATGGCGTCGGCGCGCTCGATGCGGTTGCCCTCGCGGGCGACCAGCTGACCAAGACGATCATGACGCCCACGGATGATCGTCTGAAGTTCGTTCAGCTCGGCGCCCTGAATGAGCGGACGCTCGCCATAGAAGACGACACCCTGCTGCTCCGGTTTACCGGATGCTCGATCATAGGCGAACGGCAGGCCGCTTTCGTGTTCGTACATCAGAACCTCATCAGGATTTTGATCTGCTCGCGCACGGTCTTGCGCAGCGGCAGGGAAACGGATGTGACGGCGATCGGATGACCGCCAATGAGTTCGCCGGGCCGCAGCCAGAGCCGGCCGGGCTTGATATCGGGAGCAAGGGTGGCGCCAACCGTCAGCTCGACCGACTTCGCCTCGACATCGACGGCATCTGCGAAATCGGTCATCGCTTCGAGATAGACACGGGTCGCACCTGGTCGCGGTTGGTAGCGGACGCCGCCGATCTCATAGACGCCGTCGACTTCGGGACGGACCGCCTGGTCGGCTCTGCAGCGGCGATGACCGATGACAACGCCGTCCTGGTCCCGAAACGTGACGTGATGGACCCGAGCGGCAAACCATGCTGCCATCAGTGTCCGACGCTGTGCCGCCGGATTGTCGGCCCACGGGAAGTTTGCGGTCACCCACGGATATTGCATGTCGATCCATTTGAGCCCGCCGTTGCCCGGTACCGCGATCCAGTTGCCGATCGCGGTACCCTCGGCCTCGGTTAACAGATGGTCGATCTCCGTGGCGCGACCGAACGACCAGAGCGTGCCGGCGGCGGTAACGGCAACGCCGCTTTCGCGGTCGAGCATGCTGTCGTCGAGCCGGCTTCCGTCCGCCTCGAGCGCGCCAACGTCATACTGGTGGACGCCACGGCGAAGGCGGGAGCGCAGCGGCATAGAAAGGCGGGTGACGCCTTCGATCCGCTCCAGATCGGGATTGTCGTTCGCCGGCAGGTCCGGAAACCGCAGTTGCGTGCTGTTCCAGTAGGCCCTGCCGTGCCAGGCATCTTCCATGGTGGCGGAATAGCCGAGCCAGCCGAGGCCTTTGCTGACTGCAGCTGGCGTGCCGCGAATGCGCTGCCAGTTGACGCCCTCGCGATCGACGACAAGCGTGTACAGGTTCGGCACGTAGGGCGTCAGCTCGCCGAGCCCGTATTCGTAGACCAGGAACGGCAGGAAAGACGGGGGCGGTGCGACAAGCTTCGCGGTGCGAATGGCCTCGGCCGCCACGCCGAGGGCGTTCCAGCGGCTGGCGAGCGAAGCTTCCAAGGCCTTTTCGAAGTGGTCCGACTTGTCCGGCAGAAGTGACGCCATTAGAAGGCCCGCCCTCTGTTCGTCAGCGTGATGGTGCCGAGCGAAACTGCGGAGGCCGGCGGCGCGATGATGTCGCCGATCGGCGCGGTGGGCACCACCTTGTGGACGCCTGAAATCATCAGCTGCGCCGTCCACCAGCTCGCCGTCAGATCCCGGCCGAGCGCGCGGGCCAAGGCCCAGGCAGTGCGCAGGTTCGCTTCAGCGCGGGCAACCGTCGCCACATCAGCGTCAGGCAACAGCCAGAGATCGGCGGCAAGATTGACGACTTGCTGAACGGCCGAGGCTACCTCAATCGTATCGTTGACCATTCGGACTGCAGGGTTCTGCAGAGCCGCGTTGACGATCGCCAGGAGATCCGCGGGGGCCACGCCGTCCGGAGCGGTCGAGAAGACTGCGACGTGGATGAGCGGGCTGCGGCCGACCGTGTAGACAATGGCGTCCTGGACGCGCAGGTCGGCCGACATGGCGATGAACTTGTAGCGCGGCTCGGTACCGCCGGTCGATCGGCCCTGGATGGCGAGAATGACGCGGGTGACCAGCCGATCGTCAAGCTCGCCGATCATCCGCGAGACGTCATAGAAGGCGGCGAGATGGTCGAGGTCGCTGCCCCTAGCGAATGCCAGGAGGTTGGCGCGGATCGCATCGTTGATGCGGGCACGAAGCAGCGATTCGCGGAAGCTCTCCGCTTCCATGCCGATCACGGCCGGATCGGTCTCCAGCATCGTGACGTCGTAGGGCGGCAGGTTCAGCGACGGATTGTCTGTCCGCAGCGTTTCCCAGAGAGTGACAAACTCCGAAACGACCCGCGCCAGGATCACATCATAGTTGGGCTCGTCGATGATCTGGGGCTTCGGGAGCGCAGTCAGGTTGATCGTCATGCGGCGTTCCCCAGGCGGTTCAGCGGGGTCGCCTGCAGGGTGAGCGGGATGGCCATCTCGAAATTGCCGAACCGGCCTTCGGGATAATAGAGCCCGCCGTGCCGCAGGCCGAGCCGGCCATGTTCGGTGAGGGTCACGAGCTGGATCTGAGTAATCGCGTATTCGGGCTCCCACCGGGCGGCCGAGGCGACCAGCTCGTTGTAGATCAGCAGCGCGATCGACGGCGACAGATCCTCCGAAAGCAGCGATCGGAGGTTCGAGCCGAAGTCGAGCAGCATGACGCGGGTATCGATCCGGGTTCCCCAGATCTTGCCAAGCGACTGCATCAGGTGCTGCGCCCCCGCCAGGGGTTTGCCGCTCCTGGCGTCGAGGCCGCTGCGATATCGGATCTGTCCCACCATGGTTTCAAAGGCTCTTTAAAGGAGGTTCGTCAGTCTTTCGAAGGCGCGTCGGTCGCCGGCAGGATGTGCCCGGCCATCTCTTCCGAGAGCGCTTCCGTCTCGCTCAGGCGGATTTGGTCGCCAGCCTCGACGCGGCGGCCGGCAACGCGCGGCGGTGCCTTGTCTGTGACGACATAAGCGTTCTTGCCGTCTGGGGCTTCGATGCGGGTTTTGACGGTCGTGGCTTTGGTCATGGTGCTCTTATTCCTCTGGGGGGCCGGTCAGTTGTTCGCCCCTTACGACCTTGGTGTGTTTGTGGTTGACGCCGACATCGACGTCCTCGTGTTCAAAGACGCCGTCGCGGGCGCGGACGTTTCCGACCAGCTCGATCGTGTCGCCGATGAATTTGAGACCGTTCGGCCCGACCTCGATGCGGCCGGTACCGCGTTCGAAGACGGCAGTGTCGGACGACTGCGACGGGGCCTGATGGTCCCGGTCATAGGTTGCCGGAACCGCGATCGAGCCGGCGCCGACCGTCCCGGAAGACGAGATGATGTTCATCTGCTCGTTTACCGCCGGTTCCGAATGGATCTTGAGGCCGCCGGCGCCGGCTTCCTGCCACCGCACCCACGGCGAGAGGACATCACGTCCATCGCTGCTCGTGCCAAGCTTCAGCCGCAGGAGGCGCTGCTCGGGATCGACCACCGCAACCTTACCCGACAGCGTCGTCATGGCGATGCGGCGCTCGGCGCGCTCGATGCGCGTGTAAAGCCGGCGAAACTCGAAAGGTGCCGTGTCACGCATCCTCTTCCTCCACCGGAGCCCAAGGCTCGATCGAGGAAACGGCAGCGCCGTCCTGGAACTGGATAAGCCCGGCGTCGATATCGACATGGCCTTCCGGCTGCGGGAATACCGAGGGGCCGATATCAGCGATGATCTGCGACCAGGTCACCACGTAATAAGCGGTACCCTGCTTGGCATCCTTCAGGGTGAAGAACGGCTTCAGCTCCGCCTGCGGCTTGTCTTCGACAGGCATGACGCCAGTGCGGTTCCATAGCGAAAGGATCGGGTCGGCGAGGATTGCAAGGATGCGGGAGCCGATCGCCAGCCCGATCTCTTCCTTTTCCACGCGGCGATTGGCAACGGCCTTTGCCTCGGCGACGACGTATGCGACCCATTCGACCACGAAGCAGGTCGCACCATCGGTGATGAAGGTCTCGCGGATACGGCTCCAGCCGATCCCAACGCCCGGGGACTTGACGATCGTGTTAGCGACCAGCTCTGAGAGATCGACCTTGCCAGGATGGCGAACGATCGTCACGCCCGGCATCTGCGAAGAGAGCGTGTTGACGATGGCGATCTGGGTCGGCGCCAGCGGATCACGCGCCAGCAACTGATCGAGAGTGGCTGGCTGGATCATTGCATTATCCCGAAATGGTCGGTGATGACGTCGAGGATCTCGCGGCGGTTATCTTCCGAAAGACCGACGAACGGACGCGCCGGAATGGTGACTTCCTTGGCGAAGACGGTTCGGCCGCCGAGCTGAAAGACCAGCCGGTCGGACTCCTTCGGCACGATCGTCATGCCGTCCTGGTGGACGTGAGCATGTTCCCAGGTGGCGCCCCACTCGGCTTCCTCGGCCGAGGCAGTCCAGGCGATCGAATAAAGCAGGTGCTGGCCGCTATCGACCAGGATCGAGGTGCCGGCGACGTTAGGTTTCCAGGGCGTGCCGTCCGGCGCCGTCTTTTCCTCGCTGATACGGCGACGGGTCTGGCTTTCGCCAAGCGCGCCGAGCGTGGTCATCAGCTCCGAAGCGTCGAAGTCGAAGAGCGGACGAAGCCGCTTGAGAGCGGCATCGAGATCGCTGACATCGAGGGTGAGTGAAACGCTCATATCCGGCTGAGCCTCTCGCGGGTGAAGACGCGCTCGGGCGCCTGAAGGACGACTTCATTCTGGCCGACGTCCTCGGTTGGATCGGTCGGGCCGCCGCCACCGGTGTTGCCGCCGGTCAGGGCGCCCTTGCCGGATGCGATCGCTTCCAGGCGCTTGATGGCCTGGTCGTAACGTTCCTTGATGTTTTCGGTTGAGCGCGTGAAGGACAGCGCGATCCGGTAGAAGGCGATGTCGGTCGTATAGACGCGCAGGAGATCGAGGCTGTCCTGGTCGAGGCCGGCCAGCTCGGCCGGCGAATAACGACCGGCCAGAATGCCGCGCACCTCGATCGAGGCGTCGAGAATGCCACGCTCGATGCGGGTGTCGTCGCGAAGGCCGGTGGTCTCGTCGGCCGCCACCAGCGCCAGCTCGTTGGGGAAGCGGGCTTCCAGATCGGCGATAGTGGCGTAAACGGTCATGCTCTCCCCTCAAGTTGATGCTGCTGTTTCCGCCGGGGCATTCACGCCCTTCATCCGGCCGGTGGGCTTCGGGCCGGTGCGCCGGCTAAAGTTGCCGGGCCCGATCCTCGCAGCGCTCCCCTCAGGTATTCAGGTTATTCCTGCCCGGCGCCTTCGCCGGCCTGCGGTTCATCCGGAAGCTCGATCTCCTCCCGGCGACCGTCGATCTTCAGCATCGGGTCGGCGCGCAAGGCGTTGATGATTGCTTCCGGATCAGGACCGAGATCCTCTTCGGTCAGTTCGCGAGGCTCTGGCCCGAAGGCGAGATTGGCGCGGCGGCGCGGGCCAGCCGGGGCGCTGACAATCAGCACCTGGCGCGCGGCGATCATCTTGCTGAAGTCTTCTTCGTCGATCGGCTTGGCAGTCGCTTTGGTTCTGGGGGGCATTGCTGTCTCCTGGGCGGTTTTCGGGAAAACGGCGCCACCGCCGCTTTTCGGAAAACCGCCGGCCGCTGGGAGGAGGAGCGCGGCCGGCGGCAGGGGGCCAACGCGGCCCCTCCCGGGTTAGTTGAGAAGCGGAGCTTCCATGACCTGGACAAGATTGCGGATTGTGTTCGTGGTGCCGCCAATCTGCTCGGCCAGCAGGATTTCGCGAGCCGCGAACAGGTTGGTGCTGCCGACAATCAGGTGGGTCGGCCGGATATTGAGCTTGCGACCTTCGTCATCGGTGAACTTCGCCATTGCCTCGTAGGCTTCCTTGAGGTTCGCCGCGTCGAGGGTGTCGGTCGAGCCGAACGCCATCTGCCAGAAGCCGTAGCCAGCCGCGACCCGCGCATCGACGCCGTAGAAGTACTTGTCGCGCATGAAGACCAGGTCGGAGGTCTTGCCGTCTTCCTTGGTGGTGAAATTGTAGTCCCGGCGTTTCTGGAAGATCCAAGGCTTCAGGGGCTTCGACAGATCAGCGAGGATCCAGAGATCGGACGAGCCGGCCGCGAAATTGGCGACCGAGGTGACGGCGCCGGGTTTGCCGACCGGATGGTCCACGTCGAAGAAGTTCTGGCCGTCGTAGCAGGGGGAAGTGGCACCGGCGCTCATCAGCTCGAAGGTGATTTCGTCGGGATGCATGGCGGCGGAATTGCCCATCATCTGGAAACGAGGGGCGTAAAGGCCGAGCTTGTCGTCCTCGATGTCGTCGCGCTCAACGCCGATCGTCGATTCGAACTTGCGGTTCTTGATCTGGTAGCCCTTGCTTTCGAGGCCTTTGATATGGCGATCGCCAATCCATTCCCGAAGTTTGGGCACATCACCGAGCCAGCCGTAGGTTTCTTCCGAAGCCGACGAGGTGATGACAGTAGCGACCGAATTGTAGAGGGTGGCGGTGCTGGCGAGACCGAGCTGAAAAGCGGTCTTGAAGCCGCGCTGTGCGGCGGCGAGCAGGTCAGGCGTGATAACGCGCGTCATGAAAGTGTCCCCTGTTGTTGTCAGTAGCCGACGCGGACGAAGACGCCGTCGCTGTCGACCTGGATGATCTTCCCCGCCACGGAGCGGGTGTTTGTGCCGTTCGTCTTGGCGACGGTCTGATCGTCGACGATGTAGCAATCCTTGCCGACGTCGCCGGGCAGGATCGCGTCCGCGCCAAGATTGAAGAGCTTGGCAACCGTCCGCTTGGCCAGCACCTTCTCGGCGCCATCGGCACCGGCGTTCTTCACCGTGCGATCGGAGATACCGAGGACGATCAGGTTCAAGCCCGTCTTGCCGGGAATGGCGAGACCCGCCTCCATGACGGTCAGGGCGCCCTGAAGGATGGTGGTAGCGCCCTTAACCGGAGCGGAGGAATAAATCCCCTCCATCTCCACCGGCTGGCGGGCCTGGGTCATTGCGGTCATGTGGAAGCTCTCCGATGGCGAAAAAGGTTGATCAGGCGGCGGTGAGGCCATTGGCCTTGCGATAGTCCTCTTCGGAGAGGCCCATCATCTTCATGACGGCGCGGTCTTCGGCGGACAGCGTTGCAAGGTTGCCGGGGTTCGGGATCTTATCGAGGCCAGTCGCCTGCAGGCCGGCGCCGAAGGTTTCGATCAGAGCGGTCACCTGCGCCAAGCCTTCGTCGGTCGCGCAAAGCGCCTCGTAGGACGCACGCTGGGCCGGGCTGATCTTCTTGGCCGTAAGCGCGCCTTCCAGCAGCGCATCGATCTTCGCCTTGCGGCCCTCGGCCTTCAGGGTGTTCAGTTCGGTCTGTGTTGCCGACAGAGTTTCGAGCGTCCTCTGGTGAGTTGTCGGATCGATCCGGTTGCCCAGGTTGGCGATAGCCGACAGGCAGGATGCCTCCGAAGCGTCATCCTGCAGATTGAGAGCCTTGGCGATTGCCTTCAGCATGTTCGTCTCCTTGTGAGTGGGATCGGCCGACGCAACGGCCGGCATGGAAATTCCAGGCGCAGCGACGAGCGCAGCCGAGTGCAGCCAGGTGGCGCGGCCGGCGTCATCAGTCTTCAGCGCGGGGGAAATGTAGCGGTGGGATCGGGCGGCGAGCGTGTCGATGCCTGGTTGAAGCCATTCAACACGCCCATAAAGGCCATCGGGGCGTGCGGCCAGCTCCTCGATCCAGGCGACTGCTGGCGCGGCATCGCCGAACATGGCCTTTTTGACCGTGGCATGATCGAGATCGAGCGGAACGGAAACCTTGTCGGCATTGAAACGCTCGACGAGCAATTCAGGGGAGATCTCGAAGGGCCGGCCGTCGCGGGAAACGAACGTGCCTCGCGGCGCCAGCTTGATCCAGGCAGGAGCGGTAGCTGCGCCAGAAGCGGTCGGCTCAGCAGCGAAAACGTCGATCGCGGTGACGGTCGTCATGGCCAGCGCTTCGGCTTCAGCCGAGGCAGCAAGGCAGGAAATCAGGGCGGTGGTTGCGAGGCGCTTGATCATGCGGCAATGTTTGCCAGATCACTTGCGGCAACTGGGGCTGACAGCTGTCAGCCCCAGAAGTTTAGCTCAGCTCCGCCGCGTTCCTCACATGCGCCCGAACATACCGCACCTGCTTCAAAATTGAAGGGGTTTTGAAGCCCGTAGGCGCGTTTTCTATAGATGGCACGAGTATCGGGGCGTCCGAGGGCTCTTGCGCGCGTCTGTGGGGCCTTTATGGTCTAGCTCAGGTGAGCTAGGGAAAGCCAACATGAGAATGATGGTCGCGGCCTTCGTCGCAATGATCGGAGCAACAGCGGCCGCAGCGGTCGATAGCGAGACGTGGGCAAAAGAGTGGTCCGTGTATCGCCAGTTTTTGAAGACACCTGCATGTGGGATAGCACCCGACGTCGACGCGTGCATTAAGGTTCTGGATCTCTGGAGACGTGACTTTATGTGGGCCACTGACCCGCATTGGAAGAGCCTTTATGTCGGACAGCGCAACGTGGCGATCTGCCTCTTCGAAGGTTGCGACGGAGAGGTGAAAACGAATCCCGTCCTCGCCTGTGGTTGGTCCCGGCTCGTACTGCTCGCTGGGCATTCCGAAATCGTGGAAGAAGATTTTCAGCGCGAGCGAACCTACTGCGGTGCGCTAAAGACTTCGATCGAGAAAGACGCTGCCACGGCACAAGCTCAACGGCTCATCAGGTTCCTCGCCACTCAATAATTGCCATCCGTCGGCTTCGGGGCTATAATTGGCATTGCGCGGCAGCGAAGTCCGTTGGCCTCGATTGCCCATGGAGGGAGCCCGGTTAGACCGGGACGCGGCCCCTCCCTGCCGCGCTTCATTCCCAAGGCCATTTCCCATCTGACCGCTGCACTTCGTTGCGCATCTCCTTTTCGTTGCGCTGATGCAGCGACGTGGCCCGCAGGTACCCGTTGTCTGAAACGGTCACAAAGCTCCTCCAGAATGCCTTGCCGATCTTCGCCAGGAGCGATCGGACGTTTCCTTTCCCGCGTGGATCAGGCAGCACCAGGCCTTCACTGAGGATCTGCGGCAGCACTGCGAAATCTCCCACCGGCAGCTTGTGCTTCTCCATGCGCTCGGCGATCGTCTCGCTGGTGACCGAGATCACCGGCGACTTTGCGCCCAACTCGTCGGCGAGCGCCTGGTTGTGTCCGGCAGGCAACCAGACCTTCTGAGGCAGGCGCGGCGCGAGCCGCAGATAAGGATCTTCCCAAAGCTCGCCGAGAACCTTTTGTGCGTCCTGGGGCGCCGCCGCTTCCAGCTTGGTCTCAAGATTGCGGATCAGCGTCGAGGCCCGAGCCAAGCCGGGGTTGGTCTGCCAGCCGGCATCGATCCCCTGAGGGACCATCGTGATTTCACCGGTGCGGCGATTGCGATGCTGGATGTCGGGCCCGAGATCGGGGACGGTGTCACGATAGAGCACGCCGCCTTCCTTCGGCTCGCGGCCGAGGAGCTGCTCGGCCTCGCGACTGGAGATCTGGCGCACCTGGCATTTGCACAGCCAGCCGTTCGGCGGCCAATGTGTCTGCCAGAACGGATGATCGACTGGAAGGATGATCCCGACCCATGTGAGATGCTCCGGACGCGGATCGCCCGACGTGGTGCGGATATAGAGGATATACGGAAGCGCCTTCTTGGACCGCTGCACCCGTTCCCACTGGCCTGCCGATCGGGCGCTATTGGCATTCGACCAGAAGATGGTTTTCAGGCGCCGATCGCTGGCGAAGTTGACCATGCGATCGGGCTGCTCGCCGGTCGGATCGGAGACCATGCGTGGTCCCCACCAGCCGAGCTTGGAAAGCTCCTTCCCGATCAGCGGCTTCCAGGCATCGAAACCTTTGCCCTCGGCGATCGCCTGCGAGATCGTCGAGCGGAAGGAATTGAGCACGTCCAGCTCGGTCGCCTTGGCAACCGTGAATTTGTAGGCATGCTCCTCCGCCCAGACGTCGAGATAGGAGAAGGCCGGCGCAGCCGACTTGCCGTCGAAGTAGGACGTGACCTCGGGCGGGACCGCGAAATTCTTCTCGATCTTTGCCATGTCAGTCCGCGATGTCGCCGACGCCACGCGCGATCGCCGTCAGCCGGCCGAGACGCTCGGCCATCTTTGAAGCGTCCGGGCCGGCCGTTTCAATCAGCTTCAAAGCCTCTTCGAAGCTTGCCGCGCTGGTGATGATGTCGGCGATCGGCTGCACGATCGGCTTTGCCATCTCCTCCCAATCGTCCATCGCGACGGCAAAGAGTGCTTCGACCTGGTCGAGGGCGTCCGGCTCGCCGGCCTCGGCCGCGAGCAGCGAAACGCAGGCGCCGCACCGGCAGGCGCGACGATGGTCGAGGACGATCGCCGACAGCGCCGCGACCTTCGCCTTGACGTCTTCGGCGGGTTTCTTGCTGTCGTTCGCGGGCTTCGGCGTTTTGGCTGCGGGCTGCTCTGGCGCTGGCCCCGCAGCTGCGGCAGTCGGCATCAGCAGCTCATCTTCGTCACCGGGATCCGAAAGGCCAATCTTTTCGCGGATCTCGGTCTGCTTCACCCGAAGGCCGAACGGCACCATGCGGGCGACGGCGTTTGTCAGCGCGTCGATATCTTCGGGATCGGCAACCAGCAGCTGGACCTGCGGATAATGATCCTGCGGGCCGAAGTTGAGATCCACGAACGGGTGAACGAGGTCGCGGTTGGCGGTGCGGGCGAGCTGCTTGCAGTCGGCCCGCAGGATATCGAGCCGCACCTCGTTGTGGATCTTGGCCTGGCCAAGCGAGGAACCGTCGTCGCTGGTCATCGTCTGGCCGACGACAAGCTTGGAAATCTGCTTGTCGACATACTCCAGGAGCCCGCCGAAGACGGCCGCGCCATTGGCGCCGTTGACCTCATGAAACTCGATATCCATGCCGGCTGGGATGATCGCCGCCGCATCATTGGCGATCGAGGCGACCGCCTTCAGGAGCGTGCGCTTGTCTGCCGGGCTGGCGGCGGCATTGTATTTGCCGACCCGCAGCGGCATGCCGTAGACCTCGGAGAAGGCCGCCCAATCCTGCAGGGTGAACTGCTGGATCAGATAACCCCAGGCGGCCGGCCGCGCCATGCCTCGGCGCAGCGGCAGGCCCATCTTGGTGCGCGGCATGTGGCGTAGGAACTTAGCCTGCGGCAGCTCCACGCCCTCGATCGAGCCGTCCACGGCCAGCCGCATCTCCGAAAGCGTCAGCCGATCGACCTGGAAGAAACGCGGGTCACGGGCGATGAAGTTCACCGGCCGCAGCGTCTTACGCTCATATTCCCACATCATCTCGACAGCGGCATAACCCTTCGAAATGCCATCGGTCAGATTGCCGAGCGCCTCGCCGAATTCGGTATCGTTGACCAACTCAGTCACCGCGTCGACGATGTTGGTCTTAGCCTTGCCGGCTTCGACGGTGACCTCGATGCCCTCGATCGCCAGCCGGCGCGTCTGCAGCTGGGAAGCATAATGCAGGTATCGCTCTTCCATCTCCTCGGCGAGGGTCAGGTAGGATCTGGCCTCGCCGATCGCGGCGTCACGCAGGATCGTGCCGAGGCGCTCAGGCGTCAGGCCGGAAGCGACGCGCTCTTCGTGGGTGCGACGAACGCCGGCCACGGTCGGCGTGGCGATCTCTTCCGAGAGCGTCTGGATGACGATCGGCCTGCCGTCCGGCCCGAGGATCGAGGAAGTGCGGGTTACCAATGTCGTCTCCCGAAGTCGCTGTCGTCGTCATCGTCCCCGGCCGCAGCAGCGGCGGCCAGGTCACGGACGGACTGATAATCATATTCGTGCCATCGCTGGCGGCTGGCGTAGTGGGCAAGCGCGAGGGCAACTGCAAAGTCGCCGTGGCGCTTCTTCGACGCTTCGCCCGTGCGGACATCCGGAACCTTGGGGACACCGGCAACGACGCGGACGAGGCGCAGATCGGCAAGGTGTTCGTCGTCCTTGGCCAGTGCGATCGCATCGTCCTCGAATGCCGCCTTTAACGGCGGCATGTTGAAGCGATACCAGTCGGTCGAGAACTTGATGGCCTCGATCAGGCCGCCGGGATGGTCGGCATCACGGAAGCCGAACTCGCGGCCCATGTCTTCGGCGACGGTCCAGCCCATGCCGGTCGCGTCGAAGGCAGCGCCGACCAGGCGCGGCGCACCCTTCAGGATCATGCGGGTGAACAGCTTCTGCTCGTCACCCGGAACGTTGCGCATTTCCAGCGTCAACGCCTCCTCGCGCTTCAGGAGCCGCGAGGTGGCAAGCAGGGTGCCAACCGAAAGGTCGGCCACGCGGGCAAAGTCGAAACCGAATGCATGGGTGCGGTCTCGATCGAGGCGGGCAATGGCGGCCGCCAGTTCGCGGATCGTCGGCGCGATCAGCATGGCGCGCTCCAGGCGGGTGCGGTGGAGGAAGTCGCGCGGTAGCTCGATGCGGATGATCGGCGCTTCGATCGTCATCCGGGCTTCGATCAGCGGCGCCGGCAACCAGGCGCCGGTGCCGGCGGTCGGAATGCAAAACAGTTCCTCGTCGGCGCCGTCGCCGTAGAAGTCGATGATCTCCTGGCGCCATTTGGCTTCGCCCTCGGCCGTCCACCTGTTTCCGTTGACGAGGCAGATGCGCTCGTAAAGCCCTTCCTTCAGCGCCTGGTCGAAGTCGATCCTGATATGGCTGTATTTCGACCTGCCGGCCAGGATGTTCTGGATCTGCTTGTTGAACTCGTTTTCGGTGCCGTTGTGGGTCGAGCAGACGACGACCTGGCCGCCCCACATCAGAAACGCGAGCGCGGCTTTCAGCAGCTCCGGCAGGCTGTCGACGAACGCGGCCTCGTCGATCATGACGACGCCCTGCTTGCCGCGAAGGGTGCGTGGCGCCGATGAAAGCGCGAGGATCTCGAAGCCCGACGCGAAGCGGATGCGGAACGCCTGGATAGACCGCTCGCCTTCCTTGTCGCTGTCGTCGAACAGGAACTCGCTGACCGCCAGGGCGGCATTGGAGAATGCCCGAGCCCACATGGCGCAGGCGTCGATGAACTCGCGCGTCATCTCCTGGCTGTAGGAGATGTACATCACGTCCATGCCGCCGGCTTCCTTGGCGCGGCCGGCCCGCAACGCGGCATAGGATGCGAAACCGAAGGTCAGGCCGATACGGCGCGATTTCTCGATGAACAGGACGCGGCAAGCCGTGTCTTCGAGCAGCTCAAGCGTGCGGGCCTGATAGGAGATCAGCGCCTTCGGCAGGCCGACCTTGTCGACGAGGCCCGGCAGAACCTCCGTTGCGGTCCGCCGGGCCTCGGCCCATTGTGCCTCTGTGATTGGGGCGCTCATCCGGTTTTAACCCCGAGGATCTGCGACAGGATCTCCTGCGCGGTATCTGCGGAGAGGCCCTTGGCCTTGGCGACGGTTTTAACGGCCTCCGAGGCCTTGGCGCTAAACTCTTTCTCGACCTTCTGGCGCCGAGCCGTCGATACGTTCTGGGCTTGGGTCGCCTTATGCAGCGCGCTGGACAGCTCGTTGACGGCCTTCGGATCGATCTGCTTCTTGCCGGCCGTCATCATCTGGAAGATCAGGGCCTTGATCGCCTCGGCTGCGATCAGGGTAAGATCGTCCGACTCCTCGGCGTCGTAGGTGCCAGCAATCGCCGAAGCCATTTGCCGGGTTTCGTTCATGTCGCGAGTATAGGCATCCAGCTTGATCGAATGCCGGTTGAAGGCCGAGAAGCTTGGAATAGCGAACTCCAGCTCACCACGGCTATCCCGGAGTATCTCCTCAAGTTTCGCGACAAACTCCTGATAGATGTCGAGCTGCGTTCTGTCGTTCGCCTGCAGCTGCTCCGCAGCCCAGATGACAATGTGGCTGCACTCCTGCGGAAGGAGTTCGATGTTGGACTTCCGCCCGCGACCCTTGGCCATATCAAACCCCCGGCTGCGTTGCGGAAGGGCGCTTGATCCCGTCGATGAACTGCTGGCGCCGCAAATGCCTCCATCCGGCGGGCGTCAAGCTGGCGATCTTCACCGTCCCGGCTTCCAAGATGATGACCGCACCCATGTTCGCCATCCAGTCGAGCTGCTGGTGGATCCACGGGCGCTCCTGATAAATGGCGAAACGATTGAGCGCCGGTTCCATCATACTGGAGGACAGGCTCTCGTTCGGTTGGATTGCCAGCTCCTTCAGGATGATCAGCCGAGCTTCCTCGCGCTGGAGGTTTGCGTAGTCAATTCCCAAGTTCATGCTGCATTCCTCGCCTGCTCAATAAGCGCGTCCTGAAGGCGCTCCCCGATTGCCTGAATGGGCTTGAGACGTTCATCCATCGCTTCGAACCGACCGCTCAGCGTGGCGTCCTGGACCTCAAGGCGCCGCATGATCTCGGACATTGTCATCTCGATGCGGTGGGTGGTTTCCCGGTCGGGAAGATGTTTCATGTCGCTCTCGATCGCCTGGATACGGCGGTCGTGGTCGATCAGCTTTGTTTCGCCCTTCGTCACGCGCTCATCGAGCTTCTTCTCACCAGCAGACAGCATGGTGCGAACGGCGGTAAACAGATTGATGAAGCCAAGAAGCAGACCGACGACGGCGGCCACGGCGGTGAGATCGAGTGTCATCGGTGGTACTTCACTTCCTCATGAAAGGTTTGGCAGTCGACGCAGCGTCGGGCAAAGGGCGCTGCCGATCGTCGTTCCGCCGGGATTGGGCCGCTGCACTCGATGCAGGCGTCGGTGCCCTCTCGGGAGACGCTCGCGGAAGCGCTGGCGATCGCTGCGTCGCGTTCCTGCGAGGACCGCAGGTCCGCGAGATAGAAGGCGAGTTCGTCCCCGATCATCGCGCCACTCCGGCAGCATCTGCAGCAGCAACCGCCGCAGCGCGACGTGTCTCGCAGACATTGCGGGCGGTTCGGTCGCTCGCCCAATCTTCCAGCACCTGTTCGTCCGGAAGGTCGGCTGTTGGTTTCGGAGTTAGCTCCGGACAGGGTTTTCGCGCTTCAGGCGGAACCTCCACCGGGGCATGCTTGACGATCACGACCGGGGCGGGCCTCGGCTCAGTCAGGGAGCAACCGGCCCCGCTCAACGCTAAGGCCGCAATCGTCACGGCGCGGAAGCTGCGCATTCTTCACCTTCAGTTCTGCAAGGAGTTGTTCGGCCGAGCGCACCTGATCGGTAGCGTCCGATTGAATTTTCAGGGCGGCGGAAGCCTGATCGGCGATCTGCTTGTTGGCGGCGGCATTTGCCTTGTCGATCTTGCCTTCCCAGAAGGCGTTGCGCTCGGCGATGGCGGTAGACCTTGCCTCCTCGACCAGGCCGTCGACTGTCCTCAGCGCCAGCCATCCAAGCAGGGAGGCAGCGAGCAGCATCAACGCCGCGACGATGAACGGCGTGGCCGCCTTCTGAAACCACGCCACGATCATCGGACCTCTCCCGTGTCATCGGTCGGCTGGTCCCTGGAAAGATAAGGGGACGTCGAAGGCGGAATGAGGCTTCGATCTTGCGCTGTCCGAAAGTCCATCGAACCCGAAAAGCGGTGGATGCCGAGCATGGCCGCGATCAATAGGAGCATCGACGGGATCACCGTCGGAGCCAGCGCGACGGCCTCAGCGGAGCCGCGCAGCCCGCCGATGATGAGCAGGAAGACAACTGTCCAGGCGAGGGCTGAAGAAACCCAAAGCGCCCGCTTTGATGTTCCATAGGAGGGACGTTGCATCATCGGCCCCCAATCGCGGCAATCGCCGCCACCGGAAGCGGTCGACTGTTGACGTGGACCTGCTTGATCAGTGCCAAGAGGATGCAGATCGTGAAGTCGATGACGAGGCCGGGCGTTCGCATCTCACGCCTCGTTTTTCGAGGCAGGGACGCCGGCCGCCGTCAGAATAACTTTTCCGCCGCGCGGCTCATCGCCCGTGGCCGGCCAACGAACAGCGGAAAGGCGCGACTTCTCGATCCGAGTGATGCTGACGCTGTTGGACTGATTGCCGCCAAGGACATGATAGTGGGTGGCGTCTTCGCCGACATAGATCCCGACGTGCCCACCGCCGGACCTCGTGAAGGTCAGGATCGCGCCGAGGACCGGAATGGTGAGGCGACGGCCAAGCTTGTTCCACTCAAGCGCGCCGAGCGGATTCTTTGGCAGGGGCTCACGGGGAAGGGTGGCTGCTATGACGTGCCCGATGAAGAGGCCGCACCAGGCGGTGTCATCGTTCTTGTAAAATCCGGCGACCCAGCCGCCGAGCGCGCTCGCCCAGCCGAGGATCGTCGAGTTTGACTGTGGACCTGGAATTTCACGAAGTCCGACAAAGCGGCGAGCCTCCCGCATCCAGACCGGTTCGGCCGGAATGCTCGGGACCGTTTCAGTGTCGGCGCTGTCGTCGAGTGAGTTTGCCGCCCGGCGCAACGCCTTCACGGTCTCTTCATCGGCCTTGCCGTTGATCTTCAGGCCCTCGGCCCGCTGGAACCGTGCGAGAGCATCGATCAGGGACCGGCCATACACGCCATCCATGACGCCAGCATACGCCCCGTGGGCGCGCAGCCGGCTGATAAGCCACTCTTCAAACGTCATGATTTGCCCCCAATTCCGTCAGGGGCGAATATGCGATGGCTTAGCTTGGGGGAGGGGCTGACAGGTGTCAGCCCTGATTAGAAGAGCCGGCCCTGCCGGGGGTCTTCCGCCTTCATGCGAAATATCGTGCGCTCATGCAAGCCCGATATCCGCGCAGCCTCTCGCACGCTCCGTCCCGCGTCAAGAGCCTCGGCGGCCTTTCTGCGAGCTGTCTTCAAGAGGGACGCAGCCCCCCGTGGGATAACGCAACGCTGCAGTCCGAGATGACGGCCATCGGCGTCAATGACAGCTAGGCCACGGCAGATCTTGTCCGCTACATCAAAGCCCAGCAGCTCAACAAGCCAATGGCCGGGTCTTGCCTGGGGCGGTAAATCAACCCGTGTGCCGCCGTGGCTTTGAGCAATCTTCAGAGCTGGTTCGACGCCAGCGATATCGGCGATATCGGCAAGAATGCCAGGAAGAGCCGTCACTGCCGTCTCCCTTTGCCGAACAATTCGTTCTCAAGCTCGATCTGTCGGCGGGTGATCTGCCGTACTTCGATTTCCAGCTCCAGGCGCTTGTGCGCATGGGGCCGGAGTTTCGCGATCCGGGTCAGGAGTTGCTCACGCTTTTCCTGAAGCCGGAGGTGCTCCGCCTGTCTCGGCCCGTCGAGAAGTGGGAGCTGTGCGGACATCAGCCGTGATCCCTGATGAGGAGGCCGCCGTCGATGTTGCGGACCGAGAGCACAAGGCTGTCACGATGATGATCCGGAGCGCGGTAGACGAACCGGGCGGTCAAGGTGCCATCCAGCTTGCGCCAAATCCCCGAGGACGGCCGCAGCTGGTAGCCGTCGCCGACCATAGTCATCAGACCCGGATGAACGAGCAGCGGTGCGAGACGGGTCAGCAGGTCCATTTCGAGCGGCAGCTTGTAGTTGGTTCGAAGCTTTTTTCTGCGGGCCATCAGCTTTCCGTTCCGATTATATTGGGCTGGTCTTTTCGGATGCGGTCGCCGAGATAGTTCATGACCGTGATCCATTCCTGGTCACTGAGGTGGCGATCCAGAACGTCGTGGTTCACCAGGTCGATGACCACCGGCCAGAAATCCTTCGCGGCGTCAGGAGCGACAATTGCCCATTGGGCGTGGGCGATCTTGTAGCCGAAATGGCGCATGTAGCTGTCAGGATGCAGGCCGGCATTCGACCAGGTGACGCCGGCCTCGCGGGCTATCCAACCCTTAAGGGCCTCTATTACCCGTTCGGCGTCGTCGGCGTGGTGAAGCCAGCGCTCCCGGTCAATGCCGGTCTGTCGCCTGACAAAGGCTTCAAGCGCGGCGTCATCGCGATCGCGGACGGTGCCGAGGTTGTAGCCGGCGATCCAGAGCGCCTGGAGCTTCTTCGCGAATTTTCCCGATAGTTTGGCACGGGCTCCAGTGCGCTTGCTGGTGCCAATCGGCGCGAACCCTTCATTGCGGAAGACGGTGAGCACTCTTTGGCGCTCACTCTCCGACATTGCCTTTGCCGAGGTTTTTCCGGTGATGTTGCTGAGCTTGGCCCGATAGGTGTCGTCATCGAGGCCGAGCTGGGTCTTAGCGACATGGATGGCTGCGATCGACGAACTCATAGCGCGTCCCTCATCTGGGGCGCTGGGGTTGCGCCCGAACTTTGGTCCGCTGGCGTACAGGAACAAAGAACCGTGCTAATTGTTTTCGCGCCTTCGGAAAGGAGCGGCTCATGCAAAGGTTCTACCTTCACCTGAACTACCTTCACGACTTCGTCGCGGACCCGGATGGTTCCGAGTATCCTGATCTTCAAACCGCCAGGTTCGAGGCACTCCAAGGAACCCGCGACCTCGCGGCCGACTGCCTCCGTCGCGGAGAGGAGTTCAAGCTTTGGAGTGTGCGTGTTTGCAATGCAGACGGTGACATGCTGGACGAGGTTTTCGTGCAAGAAGCGCTTGAGGGCATCATCCCGGTGATTGCCGTGCCTTCCGCCTCGACCGTGAGCACCCTCTAAGACTGTCAGATGCTCGCCCCCCGCCATCTGTAGATGTGAGGCTGGTGGAATCAATTCTTGTGATACTGATGGGGCGGGCTCCCTGTCAGAGCCTAGGGGCTGGCATGTCTCAGGAAGGCCAGCCCTTGATGCCTGATCATGTACCCGCGGAACCTTTCGGCCAGCCGCTGGTTGTACGTCGTTAGGGGTGCCAATTATGGGTACATATTTACTGCTTTTGATAATTTGCTTCGTATTGGTCTCAGCGACGGTGGTCTGGGCATTCCGATCGAGAGTTTCCGTCCCAGACGCAGGCTGAGACATCTCGGGCGGCGTGTGGCCATCACCGGATATCATTCGTGAATTGCTAATATACCCCGAGGCGCCCAAACCGTTGGAGCCGGATGTTTTGTTTAGGCCATGGAGCGCACGCGAAGGCGGACCCGCGTGCGCTCCATGCACTTGCGTTTGGGGCGGTGGTGCCTTAGCCAAAGCCTCACGTGCGACGAGGATCTCGACGTAGGCCTCCTGAATGCTGTCGGCGATGCGGGCGAAGATGCTCGCACCCTTCGGACCGATTGCGCTGTCGATCCGCTTCAGATCCTCAGCGATCGTGAAATGCTCCAGCGCGCTTAGGTCCGCCAGATCATCGGCCCGATATGCTTCGAGGCATAGGGCTTTGATCGCCGCATCCAGATGCTTGATTGCGTTTTCGGTGCTCATATCGCCCCTCACGCTTTCGCCAGATCGATGGTGACCGCCTGCCACGCGTCGGTGATCTCGGCCCTGGTGTAGAACCGAACGTATTCCTTCGAGCCGGTCACCCGCATCGCGTCACGGATCGCATCCATGGCGCGCTGCCAGCGAGGGTCGTCGATCTGATGCCGCATCAGCATGAAGATCTCGGCGCGGTTGATCTTGCCTTCCTGGTCGGTGTTGAAGGCACGGGTGATAATGGACTGGATCTCCGCGCGGCTATCCGCTGACCATTCCGTCAGGCACTCGTCGATGATCGATTTCGCCACCTGGAGTTCCGCGCCGAAGTCGATTTGGTCGGCAACCTGGACCTGGACTTTCATCAGTCCGTCGATCGTCTGATAAGTGCGGTTACCCTTGGCGCCGCCGATCTTGGCGCCATACTCCTGCGCGATCAGAGCATCGAGGCCCCCGAGATCGGTCATCGTGTGACCTCGGAAACGGGCGATCTGGGCGTTGAGGTTGATCGCGTAATCGATGATTTTGCGAACAGTCTCGTCTTCCAGCTTATGCTGCGGCTTGACCAGTGAGAGCGGCACGAAACCGCCCTTCGCATCGGTCATGTATTCTTTGCCATTGATGAGCGTGACGCCATCGGCGCGTTCTTCAAGGATGACAGCTTCCATTCTACTTTCTCCGATTTCTGATGACGGTGGCTCGAAGTGTCCGGACAGCCCTGATCAGCTGCTCGCGGGCATTGGCTTCCCCGACCGTGTGAGTGGTTCTTTCCCAGTGATCGAGCGCGTCGACGACGCGAGCGACAGCAACATCGAGAGCTTTGTCCGGCGGCCGGTTCTTCACCGGCTTCACGAACCCGTGGACCAGCGCCCGGCTGACTTCCGGCCCAACCGCTTCGACGAGCTGGTCGAGCGGGAATTGGATCGTGGCGTTGATCAAGACTGAATTGTTCATGCCCTTCCGCCTCCCGGAGGAGCGTGTGAAGGGAACGCGACGACATTGCTGCCAACCAGCGCCAACCCGACCTGCCGGCCACCCAGGAGCCGCTGCTGCCGCTCAAGGATGCGCTTTTCCTCTTCGACCTCTACGGCCAGAGCGATCGCGGTGTTGAGACGTTCGACGAGGCTTGTGACGTCCTCGCTGGAGATGAATCTGCCGCCATGCACCGCCGGCTTCAGATCCTCGCAGATCTCGAACAGATATTCGGACGGAAGCTGAGGGCCCATCAGCGCTTCCTTCCGAAGTTTGGCGTGATGACGTTGCCGGTGGTTTCAAGAACCAGACCGACGGCTGCATCCTGCGCGAGCTGCTCGACCGTTGCGGTGTAAACCCGGCCGGCGTCCATCAGGCGGTAGACGTTCAGTTCCGTCTCCATGTTGGTCGCGATCGTCCGCATCAGACGCAGGTTTCGGGTGATAACCTTGATGCTGTCAGCACCGATCTCTGCGACCTCTCCTTCGCCCATCTGCTCGAAAGGCGAGAGTTGACGGAGGAGGGCGCCAAGATTGTCGCTCAGTCTTGGAAGGGCTCTGCTCATCCCAGATCCTCCACGTCGCGGTTTCTCCAGGCATCCTGGATGTCTCTGACAGTGACAGACCGCTCATCAGCCAGGGCGACCATGCTGGCGAGCTTCATCGTCTTGTCGATCTGACCGAGCGCACCACCCTTCAAACCGATACCGGTCAGGAGTTTTGCGCTGTCGTGGTCAGTGACGCCCCAGGCTGCAATGTACGCCGAGATATCCTCGGCATATGGCTTCTGGCGCTTAAGGTGCTTGCCGATCCGGCGCTTGAGCTGCGCGTAGGATTTGCCGCTCGCCTGCTTGGCAAAGCGGGAATAGACCTCCTCGTTGCCAACCAGTGCGATCCCGCATTGATAGATGTCGGAGAAGTGCCGAAGCTGGTTGATCGCGTCGTCGACCAGGTTCTGAGCCTCGTCGATGATAAGAAGGGAACCGCCGCCGATGCGCTGGAGCCTTGCGCCGATGGCGCGGGTGAGCTTGGCGGGATTGTTCTCGTGAACCTCAAGCTCGGCGGCAAGCTCGACCAGCATGCCATGCACGGTCCTGGTGTGGGGGCTGACGGTGGCGTGATAGACGTGCGGATGGGTTGCCCGATAATGCCGGCAGGTTGCCGTCTTGCCGAAGCCCGCGCCGACCGTAATCATGACCAGGTCGGCCGTCATCTGTGCCCACTGCAGTGTCTGGGTGATCTCGGATGCGATGCGGGTCTTGACGAAAGTCGGCGACATTGGGATTGCCGGCATCGCTGCGGCTTCCTTTACCGCCTCAACCCACTGTTTCATCTGCCGGTTCTGGTTATCGAGGCGCCCCAGATAGGTGCCGGAAAACCACTGGCTGAAGGTGCCGTCCTTCATGGCGCTGCGGCGGGTGACTTCTGCCTTGCTCCAGGAATTGGCGATCGCCAGTTCCGCGACCTGCTCACGGATCGAGCGCCAATCGTCGATGTCGTCGACGTGCTTGTTCAGGAAGTCGATATTGGGCTCGAGCTGTTCCCAGCCGGTTAGCCTACTTGTGTCGACATGCTTGTTCATTCTAAGGTTCCTTTTGTGTCCCCGTAAGGGGTGATTTGGCGGGCGAGGTTTTGACCTCGCCCAATTTTTTTGTTGGAACCGGACGCATTACATTTCGGCTCTGCTATTGCGGTCGGACGCACTACTTTCCCGACCGATCCCCCTGCGGGAATTGGATGACCGCGCTCTCTCCAGCCACTCGGGACAAGGCGCGTGAAAAGCTGTCTTCGAATGCTCCATCGTCCGCGACCGGCTGCTGCTGGAGCGCCAGATTGCCTCTGACGAGGCGGGTGACTTTCGGCTGGATGGGATCCTGCTTGGCGCGCCCGGTCTCGCCCCTTGTGAGGATGTCGGCGAGCTGGGACGCGGAGAGGGCGGTCTGAGCGGCTTTCTCCGCAGCGATTGCCTTCTGGTAATCGCGCCGCTTGCGGGCATGCTGCCGAGCGGCTTCCTGGTCGTCGAAGCCAGCGTCAGCGATGCAAGCCGCGTCGCAGATCAGCGAGTTCTTCAAGTCATAGACTTTGATCGAGCCGTGCAGGTTGTCAGGGTCGAAGCGGATTGTGACCTTCTGGCCCGCGTACTGGTTAAGTTCGCGGCTCCAGTAGCGGTTGCCATGGTAGTGGATCTCGCCGCTGCCCTTCTGTGCACGGATGACTTCAGACGCGAGAAGCCAGAGCGAACGCTGTGCAGCCGTGGGCCAGCGAACGATAGCGCCGGCGTCGATGCTGGCCTGGAAAGTTTCGTCGAAGCTTCGGCCCTTGCAGGTCTGTGCCTTGCGGCCGGTCCGAGCGTTGTGCTCGACGATCTCGCGCCCCACATGAGCTCGGAAATCTTCGAGCGGTACAGCGCGGTTGCCGTAGTTTTCCGGCTTGGCGTCTGGCTTGTTGCCGGTATAGGCGCCGGCGCAGAAAGGGTGCTTCGAGATGTTCTCGGCGAGATCGCCCCAGGCGCGCTCGATCGGCTTGGATTGGCCCGAGTAGGGATTGGTCCAGCGCGGCTCGATGCCGAGCGTGACCAGCAGGCCTTCCGGATCTTCCTCGCGCACCTTGAAGCGGTAGCGCGTGGCAGCGCCGCCGGATATCCATTTCGAAGCGAATGACCGGCCGTTGTCGAGGTAGATGCGGTCGGGGATGCCGAACTGCTCAACCATGTCGCCGATCACGAGGCGCACCGTTTCCTTGTTTTCGCTGTCTGAGAGGCGCCACGCGAGGATCTTGCCGGAATATAGATCTTGGATGCCGACCAGGAACATGCGAACCGGTTGCAGCGACCAGGGCACGCGCACGAAAACATCGAGTTTGTGCCCGTCCATATTGACCATCTGCATTGCGTGCAGGTGCGAGCGGGTGCGGCGTTGCGCAGGGTAGAGACCCTTTGCCTTTTCTTTCCCGTTGCGGGCCAGCTTCTGGACCGCTTCCGAAACCTCGGCATCGAGCCGGCGGCGAAGCGATCGCTCGTGGGGGATCGGCTTCCAGCCCTCCTTCTCAGCGGCCTTCATCATTCGGCGGTAGCAGCTGGAAAATTTGGGCGCCTCTGCCCGTAGATAGTCGGAGGTGAGATATTCCCAGGCGCGTGGGTCGCAGTCCGACCTAGGGCGCTCGGTCGAGAAGCTAGGTGCAAGCGCCGCCAGCCAATCCTGGCGATCGATGCCTTCCACCATGCTGAGCCAGTTGTAATAGGTCCGCTGGCTGACGGCCCGGCCCTTTGCAGCCATGGAGATTGCAGCCACGACCTGAATGCCTGCGGAGGTCAGCCGGATGATTTCCAGGAGGAGCTTCAGACGCCCCTCGCAAGCCGCTTTGTGGTCTTTCGAAAGAGCTTCAAACCTCCTCCAAAGTGCAGCCTTCTTTTCGGCCTTGAGGTTGCGGTCATCGTTTGCAGGCGCTGAGTGAACGATAAGGAGCCGTGTCTGCGCGGCCTGCGGCAACAGGGAAATGTGATACTCCCAGACAGGCTTGGTCTTACCCGGCACCCGTCGAGCAGTGGCATCATTGCCGCGCCATTTTGCGCGAGCGAGGTTATCCAGGCTCTTTTCGGTGCGTGGCAGATCCGGGAGGTTGGCGGCGACCAGCTCTGCGATGGAGTAGAACTGCTTCACGTCTTACCGTCCCCGTCTCTTGATGTTGATCGGAATGGAGCGGAGCGATTTCAGCTCCTGGGCGAGCGCTCGTTGCTCTTGTTGGAGCCGAGCGATCTCCGCCAATCTGGCCTCATCGCCTTCGAGCATGGTCAGCCCGTCCTCGGAGACGATCAGATCCCAAAGCCAGAGCGCATTGGTCGCGCGAACAAAGGCCTTGAAGCGGACAAGGCTGATGTCGTGGGTTGTCTTGCTCTCGGCCGTGTAGGCGTCCAGCGTCGTCTTTGAGAGGTTGGGCAGACCGAGATATTGCGCCATGCGGGCCGCAATGACCTCGCGGCCATAGGGGCACTCCCGAACCGCTTGCGACATTGCGCGTTTAAGCTTTCCGCGGAACCGTTCAATATCGATTGTGGTCGCGCGCTGGCGAACCGGAAAGAGTGGCTCCAGGAAGAAGTCCAGCTGGCCGGGGTGCTTACTCATCACCGGCCTCGCTGCGGATCTCGGCCATCAGCTGGTCGGGCGTATCGCCCAAGCCAATATGATCGAGGAACTGGCTGCGGGTTTCCTCGCTGGCGTCCTCCCAGGCGGTGACCAGGCGTGACAGCAAAGTTGCCTGCTCGACCTGCGCCTTTGTCAGCTGCGGCGGAGGATCGACCAAGGCGAGAGCCTTTTTCAGATCCGGCTCGGCGCGGAAGGCGAGAGCCGCCTGGCGCTGCTTCAGCGGCTCCATCTTGGCGATCTTGAGGAGGGCGGACTGGTTGTCGGCGACCGGAGTGCCGCGTACGGCAGCGCGCACGTCTGGGTGAAGGCTTTGCGCGATCTTGTTCAGGCGCTCTACTGCCCGGCGGGAAAGGCCCATGCGGTCGGCTACATGGAGCGAGAAGCTACCTGCCTCAGCTTCGTCAGCGAATAATTGCGACAAGTTGGCGCGATTTCCCGGCCGGCCTGCGCTGATCGTCCCGTGCTCTTTCTCCCAGACGTCGCGATAGGTCTGCACGAAGATTGCGCGGTCCATAACGGATAGATCGTTGCGAAATAAGTTCTCGGTGATCTCGATGAGCTGGGCTTCAACCTTGTCGCCTTGAACGATCATGGCGTCGATCTCGGGCTCCTCGTTGATCTGCTCAGCACGGATGCGGTGAGCGCCAGCGACCAGCGTGTACTTCCCGCCCTTCGCAGCAGGCGTGCTGCGGACCGTGATGGGGTTGATCAGCCCGTGCTCAACGATGCTCTGGGCGATCGCCAAGGCATGTTCTTCCTCTACGGCGCGCAGGCGCTCGGGAATAACGATTTCGGAAATCAGGATGCGTTTGAACTCGGCCATTATGCGACTGCTTCTTCTGCGGTGGTCTGAAGGGAGATGAGAGAGTGGGCGCGCTGAGCCATCAGGCGGTAGTGGCTTGCGAACCGGAGGCTCTCCAGCCGGCCGTCGATGGTGCGCAAAGCACGATTGATCGCCTCCCGCGAGCGGTCTTCGATCTGGACCACCCGACGCTTCGGCCACTTCAACTCGGCGATCATCAGGTGCATGACGACCTGGCGGGCGAGCGCGGCATCAAACCATTCATGTGGCGGATCGACGATCTCGCCGACAGTCAGGTGGGGGAAGCCCTCACGAACAGCGGCAAAGCAGGCATGGAGGTGCGCTTCGTAGAGCGAATTTTGATCGAACGGGTTCATCGTCATCGCGTCACCTGCAAGAGGAGCGACACGACAGCAGCGGAAAGGCCGGCAGCGGAGACGGCGAAGATCAGGACCGTATCGGCCAGTCTGCAGATGCGGGAACGAGAGGGGATGAACGGATTGCGCATGTCTAAGCAGCCGCTCCGTTTTGGCGTTGTGCCATGGTGGCCGGACGCTCATAGTTCTCGCGGGGTTGAGGAGATTTCCGCAGACCGGAGCCGTGGTAACGCGAGCGCCACAGAAGATGTGGCTTTGTACCGAGAGCTGCAGCGATCGCCCTTTCCCCAGCCGCGTTGGGCTCCCGGAGCGTCGTTCCGGCTGTCCCGCGCGGCAGCTGATAGGTCCGATCGACATCAAGAAGGGAAAGACCGGCGACGAGCAACTTGCTCTTGATCGTCGCGATCTCTGCAATCTTGTCGATTGGCTTACGGGTCTTCTTGTCCGCCTGCTGGGGCCGGTGCATAGTGGATCCTCGTGTGATGAGGGAGGCCTTGGCCGGTCTCCCTTTTCATTGGTGATTTGGTCCGTATTTATGGAGAGGATAGCAATTTTCTGCCACGTCGCAAGCAGTAATCTGCTAGTTGCGGCAGAAATCTGCTTTTTGCGATGGCATCATTGGGCTCTCGGATCCGCGAGGCATCTGCCTTGATCGGTGGTTTGGACAAGCTTGAGGCAAAACTCACAGGGGTGAGTCGGCGAACGCTCTCGGACTATGTTGCTGAGAAAAGCGAACCAAAGGCCTCGACTGTGATCGAGATTGCCGATGCCACCGGGGTATCGGTAGCGTGGCTGATGTCGGGTGACGGTTCGCCTACATCCGACTCTCGTTCACTTGCAAACGACCAGGTCGTTCGGCTCCCACGTTTTGATGCGCGTGCATCGGCGGGACGAGGTTTAATTCCGGTGAACGAGATGCCAGTTGGCGAAGTGGCGTTTGCAAAAGACTTCTTGCGAAACCTCGGAGCAAATCCCGACTACTGTTACATCCTGGAAGCTCGCGGCGACTCAATGTGGCCAACCATTCCGGATGGCGCCCTTTTGATCGCTGATGCCTCTAAAACCGAGGTCGATGATGGCCGCATTTATCATTTCAACGTGGTAGACAGAGCCTTGGTAAAAAGGGCGCGATGGTCGATGGACGGGAAGCTATTCTTAACGTCCGACAACGTCGCGGCCGGTTACCCGCCAGAAGAATTCACTGCCGATCGGATCGACGAGCTTCGAGTTGGCGGGCGCATAATGTTTACCGGCCACGCTCCGATGCCAGTGCGGTAATCCACAGGTTATCCACAACCTGAATACGTCGCGCACCCTCTAAAGCATATGCTCACTCAGCGGTCGCATCCACATGTGTGACCGGCGCGAAGCGAATACCGATTGACTCCTTAGCTGCCTGGAACAAAATAAGAACATCGATTTGAACCCAAGGAGCTACCATTGTCGCTGTCTGAGAAATTCATTGTCATGCCATTCAAGAAAATTCGTGGCAATCTGGCACCCGGGGAGATGCGGCAGGCGTCTAGCTCGGCCTCCGCAGAGAGGATTGCCGAAGCGATGGCGGGAAGGTTTATTGGTGTAGCTGCCTACTCGGTGATGGTAGATTTGGAAAGCGGAGACATGTCCTCGCCACGCGAGCTGTGCAAGTTTGGCGAGGTGGGGGAGCTGGCAGCGTAGGCAGTCGTCGTGGCAGAATTCGACCCTCTGCGGCAGGCCCTCATCAACCTTCTCCGGACACTTCAGGCAAGTCCGGAGAAGCCCGTCGATTTATATGAAATAGGCGTCCCGCTGGTAGACCAAGGGTATACGCAGGACGAAATTTTGGCTCTCTTGCTCTCGCTTGAGCATGAGCGGTTCATCGGGCGGATCGAGAACAACAGGCTGCGGTTGGTTGAGCCGCTTCTAATATAGGGCGGACGTCAGTTATGGGGCCGGAAGGGGACTGGCGGTCCTGTCGACGATCTGATCGAAAGCAAGCCACTCGGTTAGTTTATTGCCGGCAGTGGGAAGGCGCTGCTGCCCGCTGTCGAAAATCCAACTTGGTTTGATGTCTTGGACATCCCCGAATTGTACCACCAACCAAGCATTTCCGCCGTGGGGATAGCCGATTGGATATGTGGATAAGTTTGGCCAGGATGGAAGTAGCGGCGTCCCTCTGTGACAATAGACGAAAGACTCACCTTGAAAGCGTCACATGCCCGAGGACTACTTCCGCGTATTGAGCCTTGATGGTGGGGGAGCGAAGGGCTTCTACACCCTCGGAATACTCCATGAAATTGAGGGACTGATCGGTTGCCGCCTGCACGAGCGGTTCGACCTGATATTTGGCACGAGCACTGGCTCGATAATTGCAGCGCTCCTCGCGCTTGGCCACAGCGTCGATGAGATACACGAGCTCTATAAGACGCACGTGGTCACCATCATGGAGAAGAAGAAGGCTTCAGAGAAATCCCTGGCGCTGGCCAAGCTCGCCGACGAGGTCTTCACCGACAAAGTGTTCGCCGACGTGAAGACTAACGTCGGTATCGTCACCACGAAGTGGGCCACCGAGAAGCCAATGATCTTCAAGGGGAACATCAACCAGGCGCACGGTCGACAGGGGACTTGGGCGCCTGGGTTTGGCGTGAAAATCAGCGACGCTGTGCAAGCTTCGTGCTCGGCCTTTCCCTTCTTTGAAACTAAGACCGTCACTGTAAGCGCGGGCGTCGAGATTGAGCTCATCGATGGAGGATACTGCGCAAACAATCCAACGCTTTACGCTATAGCCGACGCAATGGCCGCCATGAAGGTGCCTGCGGACAAGCTCCGCGTAGTGAGCCTGGGCGTCGGAAGCTACCCTGAGCCAAAGCCGAAGATGTGGCAGGTCGGCTGGTGGGCAAATCGCCTTCTGAGCGTGCGGCTTCTGCAGAAAACGCTCGGCATCAATACAGAGTCGATGGACCAGCTTAGGGAGATTCTCTTCAATCAGATCGAGACAGTGCGGATCAGCGACACGTTCCAGAAGCCTGAGATGGCTACCGACATATTTGAACACGATATGAAGAAACTGAACCTTCTCCGCCTGCGAGGAATGGAATCCTTCGCGTCGCGAGAGGCCACACTCAAAAAATATTTGCTGTAGGGAGACATGCAATGGGCATTCCAGAGGCGCAACTTAATACCTGGTCGGCGCAAGGAGCTGCACAGCAGTCTCGTGATACTTATGCGACCATAAAAGCGGCGTTGGAAGACGCCAACGCGCCGTACGCAACTCACGAGCACAGCTCGTTCCTGCAGGGCTCATACGGGAACGACACTAACGTCCGTGGCCGAGATAGCGACGTGGATGTCGTGATGCGCTTGGACAACCGCTTCCTCTACGATCTGGAAGCGGTTGGGGAGCCCGGCTCGACCGCATTTCACCAAGCGTTTCCGAACGTCGATTACGGCTACGACGACTTCAAGCGCGATGTTACTGCCTGGATGTTTCAGAAATTCGGTGTTGACGTTGAGCCTGGCACGAAGGCGATACGCATAAAGGGGCGTAACAATCGGCGAGATGCGGACGTGCTCCCCTGCATTCGCTTTCGACGGTACTACAATTTCAAGAGCGCCAGCGAACAAAGCTACGCTGAAGGCATTTGCTTCTTTGCCTCGGACGGCACGAAGATCATCAACTATCCGATCCTTCACAAAGACAACTGCACGGTAAAGCACCAGGCGACGAACAGCTATTTTAAGGCGATGGTTCGGATCATCAAGAACATGCGCAACCGCATGGTCGAAGAGGGACTGCTCGAAGAAGGCCTAGCGCCGTCGTATTACCTCGAAGGCCTTATGTATAACGTGCCGAACAATTCCTTTGGCACCTCGTACTCTCAAACCTTCATCAACTCCATGAACTGGCTCGTAAAAACCGACCGCACCAAGCTGGTGTGTGCCAATGAACAATACTACTTGCTGAGGCCCAACTCGCCGGTGTGCTGGCAAGAGGAGAAGTGCAAGGCGTTCTTGGACGCCACCATCGACTACTGGAACAACTGGTGAGTAGAAGCGTCTCTGCGAGCTCCGCTATAGGCAAGTGGTAAGCGGTCAGCGACGTGGAAATCTCTTCCGGCCGCGACAGCGGTCCTTACCCCGATTTCCGAGCTTTATTGCAGTCATCAGGATTTCCACGTTAATGTGGAAATCTAATTTGGCATTGGTGGCCGCACACGGATACGGACCCCCTTATTCGCCAAAGCGCGCAAGTTTGAAATTGCCGAGTTTTCAAGGTTTTGAAGATGCCTTGAAGGCCGTTCGAGCTTTTTCGAAGGGTTCATGAAGGGGAGGGCGTTTTCTCTAGCGGGACAGCGTTTGTGCCGGTTTTCGGCGCCTCTCGTGTCAAACCCCATTCGAAGAAATCGCCATCCGGTCCGCTGAAACCCTTATAGGTCAGGGCTTCCCGCCACTTCCCTGTTAATCCCGGAGAATCCCACATTTGTCAGAACTCGGTGTCAGACAACAACCGGAATTCCGGTTCGATGAAAGTGGGACATTTTTGCGAGCCACGTAGGTTTTGCGGCGCTCGAAACCGGCATCAATGATGCGCTTGGATTGGGCGGCTTTGGTGTAGTGCTGCGCCATCTTGGAATCAGACCAGCCAAAGATCGCCATCAACTGATGTTCGGTAGCACCTGCCTCGGCGAGGATCGTCGCGGACGCCTTTCTGAGGCCGTGCGACGAGCATTCCGGCAAATCGGCATCGTTGCACCACTGGCGCATCTTGTTGCCGAAGCCGTTCCCGCTGAACGCCTTGCCGTATTCGGTGATAAGGAAGGTCGGCTGATCATGTGTGATCGCGTCCAGCGCCTCCCGCAGCTCGTCTGTGACAGGCAGGCTGAGGGACTGCGCATATTTGCCGGAACCCTTCTCCGGCATGAATTCGATACGGTCGCCGACCAGGTTCCGCCAGCCGAGCTTGACGAGATCGGAGCGCCTCACGCCCAAATTTAGCATCAATTCCATTGCAAGCCGGGCCATCGAGCCGAAAGGATAGGCGGCGCGATAGCGCGCCAACTCCGCTTCGCTCCAGGTGTGGAAGCCGGGCGACTTATGAATTTTGGTGACGCCATTCGCGGGGTTGAATGTCGCCAACTCGGCACTGATAGCCCAATTGAACAGCGCCTTCAGATATTTCACCAGCTTGTCAGCCGCGCCGGGCGTGCCGCTGCGCTTCATCTGGCTGGCTTCAATGTCTGATTTGCGGATCTTCTTGAAGGGGAGCTCGCCCACATTGCTGCAGTAGCGATTGAGGACGCTCTTCTTGTCTTTCTGCGTGGCCGGCGACTGACTTTGAAACGCCTTGGAGCGATAATAGGTCTCGACCAGCCAGCGAACCGAGCCGGGCTCCAGTCTTGAAATCGGGACCGTCTTTTCACCACGATCGCCAGCCAGCACGCGATGATATTCCTCGGTGAACGCCTGGGTGACGCTGCCCGCCTGGTCCAGATAGGTAGACGTCATACGATATTTCGGCATGCCTGGCAGGCGGAGATAGAACCGCTCGTTGCCGTGCCGATCGACATCCCGTGAGCAATATTTGAAGGGAACGCGCTGATTACCCGACCGCGTAATCAAACGGGTTTTCGCCATCGTCTTCGTCTCCGCTCAAGCCCTGTTCTTTGATGTCGTACCAGGACGCGCGGATTTCCTCGGCATCCCAACGGCGCAACGCACCGATCTTCACGCCTTTCGGCATAAGGCCACGACGAACCCAGTCGTCAAAGGTGCCCGTCGAGACGTCGAGAAGTTCCGCCGCACGGACGCGGCTGACCGCGACCTTGTAAATGGGGCGTGGGGCCAGCGCTTCATCTTGCTGCTTCATGTGCCGCTCCTCACACTCTGGAGGCGCTATCAACAAGCACCAAAGCCTTCTGCTTGGGCTCGACCATATTCGCCGCCAGATACTCATCCACGGCGTTTTCTGGCAGGAAGAGGCTTCCGCCAATCCGGACATGACGGATTTCCTGCTTGGCGATCAGGTTTCGGATGCGAGCAACCGGCCATCCGGAGCGATCGGCCAATTGCTTCGGTGATAAAAGCTGAGATTGCAT